ATTGCATCTCTTGCCTTGAGCACTTCTACGCTTCCCTTTACTACCAGGAGGCTTTCTTTGTCTAAATGCTTTAGGTTCTCTACAGTTTCTTCAATTAATCTTTTCTGTTCTTCACTCATGTTATTCACCTCACTTGCTTTGTGCTTATGTTGCAATTATATGTCACATACTTGCAAATGTCAATACTGTTTTTGCAACATTGTTGCATTTTTATCTTGATATATATGCTTTGTTGTGATATGATAAAGTCATAGCGAAGGGAGGTGCAACATGAACGAACGTATAAAAGAACTCCGGAAAAATCTAAAATTAACACAGCAGGAGTTTGCTGACGCTCTCAATATAAAAAGAGGTGCTGTAGCCAATTATGAAATAGGAAGAAACGAGCCTATTGATGCTGTAATTTCATTGATCTGTAAAACATTTAATGTAAATGAAGAATGGCTCCGATCTGGAGCTGGCGATATGTTCTTGGAGCTTCCTGAAGAAGATGAAGAAGCTGCTTATGTATCTGAATTGCTGGAAGACAGTGATAATGATTTATATAAGTTGATTAAGGAAATCATGCACACATATCATGAATTGTCTCCTAAATCAAAGGAAGTAATCCGTGATTTCAGTGCCAAGTTACGAGAGAACATAAAAAAAGGAAGCTAATGCTTCCTTCTTTCTAAATGTCTTTTTAAGATGGTGTAGAGCTGGCGAAGAAATTTTTCATCTGAATCGTCAATTTTCTTCACCATTCCTATGATAAGTTGTTTAGATACATTGCTCATTATGTAGTCCCTCCGTTCCCAGCAAGAACACTCTTCGAAATTCCTTGATTTCATCATACGACATTTGTATTTAGAAATCAATGGTTTTATCGAACATTTGTTCTTGCATAGAAATGGGGTGCTTATTATATTAAATGAAATCAGGAGAATTTGTTTTATGAAACACAAAGAACGACTTTCTGTTCTGTATGATCTCCTTTTCAGCGTACTTGCAATCGTAGCTGTCTACTTTGCAATCTATGACATGACAACTGGATGTTCTGCAATTCAGCGCGACATTGACTTTGCGATCAACACAATATTTATTGCAGACTATGCGTTACGATTGCTGATTACTAAAAATAAAAAAGAGTTTTTTCGGAATAACATACTGGATCTGATTGCAATTATTCCGTTCAACTCTTTGTTCAAAGTTTTCAGGGTATTCAAAGTATTCAAGATGCTAAAACTCTTGAAGCTAGCAAAAGCGTCCGCACGATTTGCAAGGCTCTACAAGCATATAAAGTTCTTCTTTGACTTGAATGGATTTAAGTATATGGTCGGAGCAACGCTGATCTGTATTGCAATCGGTGGAATATCCATCCATTATGCGGAAGGAATGAGCTTTTCAGATGGCTTTTGGTGGAGTTTTGTTACAGCGACAACTGTTGGATATGGAGATATCTCACCATCAACAATTCCGGGAAGAATCATAGCAACTGTTCTGATGCTTGTTGGAATCGGTCTAATCGGTTCTCTGACTAGCACAATCACAGCAGTTTTCTTTCAAAAGACAACTGACAAAGAAAAATCTACCGCAAAAGATATTCTGATCAGCTCGATACAGAGCCAGCTGAACAACTTTGATGAACTGTCAGACGATGATATTCAGGCGATCTGCAAAACTCTGCAGTGCCTACATGAAGGAAAAGGTGATAACGATGAAAGTAGGAATGAGAACGCCGAGCTTGAAGAAAAGCGTTAAGGCTCAGACAACTGGAAAAGTAAAAAGAGCTGTTAAGAAATCCGTGTCTCCTGGATACGGACAGAAAGGTGTCGGATGGATAAAGGATCCGAAGAAGGCAGCATACAATAAAGTCTATAACAAGACAACCTTTGGAGTCGGTGATGTATATCGTGGGATCGGTGGAAATGGATCGCGTTCATCTTCCAACAGTTCTTTCAGTGGATCTGCCGCAGAAATCCCTGAGGTACGGATTCCATCTAAGCTTGAGAAAGTGCTGACATCAAGTGAGAAGAAAAAATACATTTCGCTTGTTCAAACTGGATGTGTACTTGATCAGGACAGCGATTCAATCATAAAAGCAAATGGAAAACGCACAAAAATTTCTACATTCTCATTGTGCCGTGTAATCGCCATGATCATGTCAGTTGTCTTACTGGCTTTCGGACTTGCCGGACTCTCAACGTCTGTTGGAATCGGTGCTTTCTTTATTATATTCGGAGCTCTGTTCTTCTTGATGGCCAGAAGTTTCAAGACAACGATAACACTACACAAAAAGATATTCCAGATAAAAGATGATGGTTTTATATCTTAAATAAAAACCGCTCCTGCGCCAACAGGAACGGTCAACTGGGGAAGCACACGCCAATGTGCTTTAGTAACTCCGAAGAGATACTGTCTTACCAAAGAATATTGTATCATCTTCGGTGCAGTCGCACAATCAGAACTTACGTTCTGTGTATGGCTGTTATTTTTGTACTTTTTTACATAATATATACGGAGGTGATATCATGTCGTATTGTATTTATTTGAGAAAATCAAGAAAGGATCTTGAAGCCGAGCAGCATGGTGAAGGGGAAACTCTTGCCAGACACGAACGTGCACTTCTCTCTCTTGCTAAGAAAAATAACCTTATTATCAGCAATATTTACCGAGAAGTTGTGTCCGGAGAAACTATAGCTGCGCGTCCTGTTATGCAACAGTTACTCCACGAAGTAGAACAAAACCTATGGGACGGTGTGCTTGTTATGGAAGTAGAACGTCTTGCTCGTGGTGATACGATCGATCAGGGAGTTGTACAGAGAGCTTTCCAGTATTCCAACACACTAATCATCACTCCTTCCAAAACCTATGATCCGGCCAATGAATTCGATGAAGAGTATTTTGAGTTTGGATTATTCATGAGTCGGCGTGAATATAAGACGATCAAGCGCAGAATGCAGAATGGACGTTATGCCGCTATCTCTGAGGGAAAGTGGCCATACAACTCCGCTCCATACGGTTTCCGTAGGGTGAAACTTGAAAAAGAGAAAGGATGGACTCTTGCTTTTGATGAAAACGAGGCTCCTGTTGTGCGACTTATCTTTTCTATGTTTACCGGTCCGGAACGTGTCGGTATCCGGTCGATCACTCGTACTTTAAACAGTTACGGTACAAAGCCACGTAATTCCAAACTTTGGAGTGAGAGCACCGTCCGTGGAATCCTCTCTAATGTTGTGTATGATCAATGCGTTAAGATCGGCGAACGAAAAGTGGTCAGGACAGTTGAAAACGGTGTTCTCACAACCACGCGTCCGAGAACCAGTGACTATACCATTGTTTCTGGCCGGCATCCGCGCTTAATCGATCACGATGTATTTGCAGAAGCTCAGAGTTATCTTGGTTGTGGATCACCAAAACCTGCCGGTTCTAACATTATTAAAAATCCGCTTGCAGGAATCATTGTCTGTAGTGAGTGCAAAAAGAAAATGATTCGCCGGCCGCCTTCCGGAACTGCAAGTCGTGTTCCTTATGATCTGATGTTGTGCAGTACATATGATTGTCCTACCATTGGCAGCCCTTTGGATCTTGTTGAGCGAGAAGTTTATAACGCGCTTTCTGACTGGGTTGAAGGATATCGTCTAAGTGGTCAGATGCCAAGCAAGAGTCTTATTCCGGAAAAAGAAGTTCTTTTGGAATCAGCTCAACAGACACTCGATCAACTTCTACGGCAAAAGGGAACCATGTATGATCTGCTTGAACAAGGTGTCTACTCGACAGAAGTCTTTCTTGAGCGATCTGACAGTTTACAAAACCGAATTTCTGAAGCTGAATCAAACGTTGCCCAGCTGAAACTCGAACTTGACAAGGAACGCCAAAGAGAAGCCAATATAGAACAGTTCCTGCCGGCTTGTGAAGATCTGCTTTCCTGTTATTGGGATTTATCTATTCCGGAACGCAACAGATTGTTGAAATTACTCATAGAATCTATAGAATACAAGAAATTAACGAAAAATAAGCGCGGTCATCTGAATGAGCCTAACTTTGAATTGACCATAAAGCCCAGAATCCCGCGCAAATAA